TCTACTAAAGTCGTTAAATCAAGAGATGCAGCAAAAGGAGTAACTGATGCCTGTTGAGCGCAACCCATTAAAGCAATATACATCTTAACCAATCACCATCCAATTATTAGAGCCAATTGCAATGCAAGTAGCGGCTTGGAATGATTGAACACTAAAGTCTTGAGCAGCCCCATTAATATTACGACTATTACGACCAATAGTAATTGCACCACCTGTTGTATTTAATATTGCATAATGTTCACCAGCAGTAGAAGTAGAAGGAAGGGTTACATTTCCAGCACATATATTGTATCTACCCGCATGTGCGGCTTCAGTTAAAGTAGTTCCTGCTGAAACTGATACAGTAAGTAATCTTGTATTTCTAAATGTGCCACCTGTAAGAATATCAAGGGTAGCAGATGGAGAATTAGTACCTATACCTACTTCATCATTTGCGGCATCAACATGAATCATATTAGCATTACCTGTACTTTCAACAACAAAATCTATATCTTGACCGCCTTGATTGAATGTAGTGTGAGTTGCATTAAGTTCAATTCTGCTTCTCATTGTTCCAGCCTTTTTAGTTCTAATGTTTAACTTACCGCTTTCAGTGCCGTTAGTTATTACTTGTTTTTCAACAAATATATCAGCATAGTCTGATGTAGCCCCGCTATCAGTTCTACCTCTCCATTTGACATGACCTATATCTTCGTTAGTTCCGGTAGGAGTTCTATTTTTGTAAAACATAATATCGGGTGCGCCTGTTCCCGATGCTTCTGTTGATTCTACTAAAAGAGCATTAGTCGCATGGTCTGTTTTAATGTGTACTAATTGGTCTGCACCATTTATTGTTAAAATATCTTTAGAAGCCCCACCATCATTTACCTTGAAAATAATATCTTTATCTGCGACTTTGTTTTCTATTGTAGTATCTCCGGCACTAGCACTTATTTGTAATGCTTCAGTAGGAGAAGTTCCATCTTTGTAATATACGCTTAAACCACCACTTCTTCTATCTGTTCCTAAATATTGAATATGTCTAGTGGTCGGAGTTTCACCATTTTGAACCCTTAGTATCGCTATTGGAATATCTCCTGCGCCTAACTCTGCTACCGTATCTTGAGCAGAAGGATTTCTAATTCTAATATTGTTAGCATGATTAACTACGATTACATGATAGAAGTTTTGACCCGAAGTTCCCTGCTCTGCAAACTTAGTAAATCCATCAGTATCATTACCATGAGTACCATCAGTAGCAACCGTAGCCACTTCAGTTATTTTTACACCGACTCCTACACTTGCACCGGTGCTTACATTAACTAGTATTCCATCTCTAATCACTGCTCCGGACATTACAGAAATAGTCGTATTTCCAGAACTAGTAGTATCATCCATACCAATATTAAAATTACAATCAAAGACAGAACCAGCAGTGCTGCTACTAGAACCAGTAGTAACATCTTTTGATAGAATTACATATCCATATCTTTGAGCATCAAATAATTTAATCAATCCTGTATGCGGAAAATCCACACCATCAACAGGAGGCTTTCTTGTTCCATCATGAGTAGAATTATCCCCCATTTTTGTTAGTATTCCACAATTATCATATCTAGTTTCTACCATATTATTCCACCTCTACTGCTATAAAAAATTCTACTTCTTCGCTTGCACTAAATGGCCCAATCGCATCAAAAGGAATCCTTAGTAATAAATTACCCGAAGCGTCCTCTATACAAATTTCTCTTAGTGTTTCTCCTACAATACTTGCGTCTGTGCCTAAAATAGTAACGCTAAAATCTACAACATTTTCATCAGATACTGAAGCACCGGAAGTTTTTGGAGTGCTTAACAATGGAACATCTAATTCTAATTGAGAAGGACTAGTACTATTTCCACCCGACCCTACATTTGCTTTAGTAAAAGTGCTGGCTAAATATGTTGTAATTAATGATTTTCCCTTATCCGTTATCATAAATCTTCCTCCAATAGAGTAGTATATGTTATAGTAGCACCACCAGTGAATCCTAATGGGCTAGTGGTTATATTTAGCGGTGTCGTAAATCCTAAAGTAATTGCACCACTGGAAGACCTAGTGCGAGCCAATATTCTAATTTCTTTTATCTTAATATTCTCAAAGAAGTCATTAGATTTACTAGGTTCTTTAAATTCT